TTTTTTTTTACACTTACAACAGAGATATAAAATATAATTAAGGATATATTAAACACAATGATATATATTAACAAGAATACAACTAACACATTAGCACTAACACTGACAGAAAAAAGTCAGATACAAGCACCGTCATATTTATTTCAATTCATTGATGATAGTACAAAACAAGAGAAACTATTCAATATGATTGATTCAAGTCCTTATGCTAGAAGATATAATCTTTTTAATTTAACTGAGACTACAAACGAGAACTTATCAAACGGACAAGTAGAACTGAAATATGGCTTTGGGCGATATAAAGTATATGAGAGTGTTACACCCACTTTATCAATAAGTGGTACAACTGGTAGGATATTGGAAGAAGGAATATATTATGTTAACTCATATCCAGCATCAATGAATAATAACAATATTAACACAATATATATCTAATGGCATTTTTAGATTTTTTAAGAAAAAAAGAAGTAATGGCTGCTCCCGCTATAATTGATAACGGTGAAAAACAATCATTCAATCACATACCTAAACAATATGATTACACTAATCCGTATCAAGAGAGATATAATGGCAGATACGTTTATTTTGGTATAGATAACTTATATCCTAATGTACTTGCTGATGTATATAACAGGTCAGGTCTACATAGTTCAATCATTAAGTTCAAGAAAGAACTGATATCTGGCGGTGAACTGTTTATAGATGGTTTAGATATTTTAGAAACAGGACGTAAGCTGAGTGCTATACAATATATAAACTATATTGATGGTAAGCGCAGTTTAAGTGATTTTATTGCAGATATAACATTGGATTATTTAATTCACGGTATTATCTATGTTAAAATATGTTGGAATGTTGGTAGGACCAAAGTGGTTAAGATGGAACGTCTAGACCCAGCTAAAGTACGTATAAATATTGATAAACATAATCCTGAAGTAGTTAAGGAATACATTTATAACTTCAATTGGAGAGAATATAGTCAGTATTCATTCATTACTTATCCAGCATATAGTAACAGTTCTAAAGAGAATGTAGAAGTTATATCATTCAGTATTAAATCACCTAACACTTTATGGTATGCATTACCTGAGTACAGTTCAGGTGTTAACTGGATGGAATTGGATGGTGAGATTTCAAACTATCATAAATCAAATATTGAGAACAGTATCAATCCATCTATGGCTATGAATTTCTTTCAACTACCAGCCAATGAAGAAGAAAAAAGAAACATATTGAACAGCATTAAAAAGAATTTCCAAGGTTCAACCAACACTGGTAGGGCTATGGTATTCTTCTCTGATGGCAGAGAAACTGCACCAGAGGTAAAACCTATTGAAGTATCTAACATCGATAAACAATTCAATATCACTGCTGATCAAATTCAAAGAAATATATGCTATGCACACCAAATAAATCCTATGATTATGGGTCTTAAAACACCAGGTTCTTTGGGTAATTCAGCTGAGTTGGAAACGAGTTATGATATATTCTTGAAAAGTTATGTATTACCAACACAGAAGACTATTGAGGGTTATGTAAATAAACTTATGATGATTGCAAATGCTGGAATAAAGGTGAAACTCACTTCATCACAAATATACACTAAAAAAGAAATAATCTAATGGCACTTATCTTATTCGTATCAGAACAATATATTAAACAATATACACCTATTGGTAACTTAGTACAATGGGATGAGATTGAACCTACCACACATTTGGTTCAAGATAGTTTCATTCAAGATATATTAGGTAGTAACTTCTATACTTATTTACAGTTGGCTTATAGCGCTCAAACGCTAAATAACAATGAGATTGAATTAATGAACAGGATTAAACCAGCTGAAGCTTACAGAGTAGCTGAACAATCACTTACATTCATCAACTTTCAGATAAAGAATAAAGGTGTAATGACTCAGAATGGTGATTATTCTGCACCAGCTGACCTAGACCAGTTTAAATATGTCAGAAGTGAACTAACCAATAGGGCTGAGTTCTATACTAAAAGATTAAGTAATTATCTATCTGATAATTATACTTTATTCCCACAATATATAACAAATAATAACACGGATATGCAACCTAATAAAGCAGGTTATAATGGTGGAGGATTGGCATTCTGGTTCTGAAATGGTTTATATTAAGTCATTCATATTAGCATTAGGTAGCTTTTTTTTACCCATTAAACCACTTTTGTTGTTAGTAGGACTATTTATTTGTACTGATACTATATTAGGTTTATGGGCTGCGTATAAGAGGGGTGAAAAGATTAGTTCACGCAAATTGGGTAATATAATACCTAAGATGATATTATATCAATCAGCAGTATTAATTGGTTATGTATTAGATGTATTATTATTGGGTGAGTTTATTAACTATTTTATCAATATACCAATGTTTATCACAAAGATTATTGCTATGATACTTATTTTCGTTGAGGCACTTAGTATTAATGAAAACTTTGAGAATATAACAGGTAAGAACTTATTCAATTCAGCAAAACAACTTATTAGTAGAGGTATTAATATTAAAAAAGATATATCAAAATTCCGTGATGAGACAAGTTAACATAATATTAAAACGAAGATATATACGAGAACAGACGTTAGGTGACGCCTCCTTATCAATTGATGGTAAGGTGGTTTTATCTTTTAAGACATTGGAGCTACCGTGGCTCAATAATAAATCACAAGTAAGTTGTATACCAGAAGGTACTTATAAAGTAGTTACACGTACATCAGATAAATATAAAAGACATCTGCATATACAAGACGTTAAAAATAGAAGTTACATTCTTATCCACCCTGCAAACTATGCTGGCTCTAAGAACCCGAAAACAGGGAAGTCCGACTTACTTGGGTGCCTGGCCGTTGGTAAAACTCACAATGATTTAAATAATGATGGTATAAAGGATATTACACATTCAATATCAACTATGAATGAAATAATGTCGTTGATTAAGGATGATGATAATATAACAATTACTATTTCATCTTAGCTTATTGGATATACCTAAATAATTTATAGATACTTACCGAGTGCTTTAACGATTAATAATAAAATAATAATTAATCTCACCTCAGCTTAAGGTTGTCCAACCAACCTAAAATCAACACTACAAAGATACATAAAGTTTTTGAATAAAAAATAAAAATTTTTATTAATTCTTAGCTTCATCAATCTTAAGTTCTTGGTACATACTGAGTAAATTAAATGCCATAACAACATTCATCTTAGCAGCTTCAAGTACTTTTAAAGGATTTCTATCCGATAGTTTGAATAAGAATAATGGCCAAGCCCATTTAGCTGTATTTTTATTGTTTAAATATTCTCTACGTTCTACGCCAGTCATATCAGCTAGCATTTCTTTTTCTTCTTCTTCACTCATACTTTCACCTTCACCGAATAATCCTTTATATCTTTCAAAGATATTCTTACGCCATTCTATATAACTATTTAAAACATTATATACTGACGTTATAGCGACTCTATCGAATATTTGATATCTGGTATCCGACCAGTTGTCGTAAGGCTCGTAAATCGCTTTATTTAAAGCGTCAGAGGGTTCTATAATCCTTCTGAAAAGTATATTAACTATTTTATTGATATTATACTTATAATTTTTACCATCTGATATATAATGCTCGATATCTATGAATGCACCGAATTCCAAGTCATTGAATGGTATCGGATAGAATAATATATTATCTACCGCTATATTACCTATATTCTTTTGTGGTATGGGTTTATTTAAGAACTCCAGACTATCTATACTGTTGACCATATCTTCGTATGGCATATTCTCAACTTCTTCGACAGACTTATCCAATAGAAGACTTATGATATCCAATTCGGTATAGTCACCATCAAGTATATCTAACAGTTCTATATAAATAGATAAGGAAATATCATCCCAACTTTTTATCATTTGTATTTATTTACTAATTCGAGAATAAAAGGTGTGGCAATATCCATAGTTAGATTATGTTTGATATAGTCATCAATGTCTTCAATCGATGTTGTAACATCATATACTTCTTGAAACAGTTTATGAATATATTTCAGATGACTTTTCTCCATATGTTTCTTGATTTTCATCATCTGTTTAACAGTGAACTTGAAATTATCAGCATTACCCTTCAATTTCAATGTTGCACCATCGAGTTCAATCACATCTTTAATCTTTTGTTCTGGTGACAGATTAAGATTAATGTCCTTCATAATATCCGTAAATACGTCAATAGGCATATCATCAACATCCTCTCCACCTAAAACTGTAAGAATTTCTATATTCTTTTCTATTTCAGATAGTTCTGCATTGAATGATATTTCACTTATCCGATAAAATTCGTCAATCGTTATTTCTGACAGTTCTGTCTTAATGGTTAATTCTTTATACATAGTTTATCTCTTTGTTATTAATTATATTATGTTAAGTCGTTGTTCTTAAAAACACAATACAAAGAAAAGAATAATTATTTATGATTCATTATTTTTCTAAATGATATATACATTAAATTCATTCATAAACGAGATTAAGGTCAACTTTGCTGATAATCACTTGGCCATTAGGTCATTTGATTATGGTTTCTACGATGATTTGAGTTCGTTTACGACCAAAGATTCTTTATACAGTAAGATGTATATGGTTATCAATGATGTTGACCATTTGGAGAATTCAGTAATACAGTATAATATAAGAGCATATTTTGTTGATCTACTTGAGAATGATAATGATAATCAGAATGATGTATTAAGTGACCAATTAAGTATAAACAGAGACTTTATCAATTGGTTAAGGTTGAATGAGGATAGTTTTGCTATTCTTAATACACCTACATCAGTTCCAGTTAGGAGTATTGATACTGATTATATTGGTGGTTGGTATTCCGATATAAGTCTTGAAGTTCCAACTGAGGGTAGTGATTGTTCAATACCTTTCAGTGGTGTAACTGGTACTAGTATTGTTTGTCCTAGTAACCAAGTACTATCAGATTGGGTCAGCGGTGCAACTGGTACAAGTATCAGTTATATAGGATATTCTGAAACTGGAACACCTACAAGCGCCAGTACTTGGAATATAACTAGAATAAATATTAATATATCTGGTACCACAACATCAGGAAGTACCATAGGTCCTTGGGATGATAGATATATCTTAATATACACGTGAACTACCCCTACGTTAACGTAGGGGCTTCTTAACAATTGTTAAGAACTTTTGACGCTTCATCGACTGTGCCATCGCAAAGCGATGGTCTTATTTCATCTCCACGTCTGTAATCGTCAGTCCCTGACGATAATATTTTAATACCTTCATTTAAGATATTCAAACTTGCGTTAATATCTCTATCAAGGTGAGAATGACATGCGTTGCATGTCCATTCTCTCATTGTAAGATTAAGGTCTTGGTTTATATACCCACATTTGTTACATGTCTTGCTGGAAGGGAAGAATCTATCTATTTTAATCAGATTCTTATCATTCCATGATGCTTTATATGTGAGAAGTTCTACGAACTTCCCCCATGAGGCATCTGAAATGTGTTTACTTAGTTTATGATTTTTAACCATACCTTTAACATTAAGGTTTTCCAGTATGATTGTATCATAATTTTTGACTAAGTCTGTGGATACTTTATGTAGATTATCGATTCTAGAATTGGTTATCTTCTTATGAATCTTAGCCACTTTAAGTCTTTGTTCATTATATCTATTAGAACCTTTTGTTTTTCTACTTAAATGCTGCTGTGCAGCTTTTAATTCTCTTTCATATGTTTTTGTATATCTATTATTCTTATATCTTTTTTTATCTGATGTGATGACAAAATCCTTTAAACCCAAATCTATACCTACGGTCTTTCCAGTTTTATCATACGGCACATGTGCCGTATCAACAAGAATGGACACGAAGTATTCATTTGTTGGTGTCAATGATATTGTACATGATTTAACAACACCGTTAAACGGTCTATGTTTAATCATTCTGATACCAGTTTTGAACTTAGGTATATGTAGATAATCACCATTCACTTTAACTGACTGAGGAACAGCGAAGCTGTTCTTATGTTTCTTTGATTTGAATCTGGGGAAACCTTTTTTATATTTAAAGAAGTTCTGGTATGCACCATCCAGACATTTTAATGAATATTGTAATGATTGTGAATTGATTTCTTTTAACCATGAATAGTCATCATTATGTTTTAATTCGGTAAGTGATTTTGCATTATCATAATAATTAAGTGTGTTCTTATTTGTTTCATATTCAGTTTTACGTTCATTAAGAAAATAGTTATATATGAATCTGATAGAACCAAAGTGTTTATTCAGAAGAACAGTTTGTTCTTCATCAGGTAATAACTTATATTTATATGCTTTTAACACTTTATACTTAATTAGTTCTAAATATAAATATGTAGCAGTTGTGGAAAAAATATAGATTTAGTGAAAAAAGTTAAAATATTTTTTTTAGTATATTTATTTAGTAAGAACCCCCCACCTAAAGGAAGGGGTCTTCATAACTCGGATAAAACTATTAAATAAAATGGAAAAGAAATTCAGAATCGTTCTTAATCCTCAAGACACAGGCTATTTATTGGTACAGCGTTGTCTCGTCTTCAATGAAGATGGTGAGCAAGTTGAAACCATCAATAACCCTGACATAAACCACGCTGACATTGAAGCTGCTTTGGCATCTGCCACAGCATTCATCAATCAACATAAAGACTGATGGCTAACAGGTACGCGATAGTTTCAGGAAACTGGTCAGACACGGCAACGTGGGATGGCGGCACATTACCACAGGCAGGTGATGTAGTGCGGCCCAATGGGTTCACGGTGACCATAGACCAAAACATCACGGTGACGGAGTTAACCAATAACGCTTCGGCTCCTGCCATAGCGGGTGGGCAATTTACATTTGGTGCTGGTCTGACTATCAATGCGAATATAACCTGTAGAGTTAACATCGGGAACAATGGGACGTTCATAACGGCTACTTATGGGGGTGGAACTTCTACAATAAACGGTGATATAATTCATTTAGAATCAGGTGTATCATCACGAGTTTTATTGGTCAACGGGTCAGCTGGCGGTCAGTTGGTCGTTAACGGTGACATATATAAATCAGGCAACTTGGGTAACCAATTTCTAAGAATTATATTATTGAACGGAAATGGTAATGGGTTCAAGTTGATTTGTAATGGATTCGTTAGCGGTATGATTGGTCCAGAATCTGGCACACAGTCAAATATGGACGGCATTGTTGTAGATACCAATTACATTATTGATCTGAATGGTGTCACACAGGGGAAGGTAAATGCCAACGCGTCTGCTGGATATGGCGTAAATGTCACAGGCAATGGTAATGTCATAAATAATTATGGGTTACTATTAGGTGGATTCTCTTCAATAGCGTTAAATTCTCCAGCGGTTTTTGCGCCAAATAATCTACTTAATACATTGAATCATTATGGTACAGCGTCTGCTTCTGTGCTACATCCTACCGTTATTGGTGGTGTTATCATTTTGCAGAATGGTTCTTCTTGGAACGATAACGTAAACTGCGCATCACTCAGGCCGCTTGCCCAAATGATTGCCATCGGTGCGCAGGTGTCGTATACCATCCCAATAGACGTGAACACTTCGACTACGTTACAAACCGCTGGTCTGCTCACGGGCTACCCACCCGAAGCCAAAGTGGAGGACGGCACTGTATACGGCCCATCAAGTGAGTTCGAGGGTACATTATTGCCAGTGAATATAGACACAGCACAATTAGCTGAAGATTTACTAAGCGAAATTTCCACATCATCTAATGCCTTGGCTGAGAGACTAAGAAATGTATCTACGGTTCAAACTACTGGTACGCAGATTTCAGCGTTAAC